TTATAGCCTTACTCCAACTACCTTAATTAATTTTAGCGTATCACTAGAAGTGCTATTAGCTGTTGCTGTAGGTGCTACATAGCTATCCGCTGCAGGCCAACTCCAGAGATTGGTAAAATTAAAAACTATCTTTCTTGAATCAACTCGGTTTAGCCGCATTTCTGAGAAATTAAGGGTTCTGGAATTACCCAAATCAGCAATATTGGCTTGCCTTACATACATATTATCACGCAATTGGTGCTGCCAAATATGATCGGTATATCCATTATTATTGGTTGTGACAATTAGAAAATCAAATTGTTTAACGTCAGAGTTAAGCTCAATTATTGTCTCCGCTACCCCCACGCTACCATTAAATAATTCTACATACCTTGCCCCTGTCCTCTGCTCTTGCACTGACACTGCTTGCCTTACCCTTGCCAGTTCATTGGTTAAACTACGAATTTGAGTCTTTTCATTATCGGCTATCGTTCCAATGATTGGTGGTATCGGTGAGTTGGCTAATTTGAGATAAGTTGCGGTATATGATGCAGCGTAGTCGAACTTACTAGTTTCAATCGTTGCCTTTTTCAGACCCTGCATATTAACACCAGAGTTATAAAATACCCAATTCAGAGAATTGTCAAAGGAATTTTTATATACTTTCATGATGTCCCTCGGTGCAAATTTAAGAAGTGATGAGGATTCTCCCGTATCAGCAATAAATTTATTTGTTCCTCCACCGGGATGCACTGTCTCACGCAAAACAATTCCCGTACCTACCATAATGAGGTTGTAGCCCTCATTAAGTAATAATGACCCTTCGCTTATTACAGGCTCTACTTCGTCTTTGGCTAAACGGTAAAGAACTTGGTAGGGAAAAAAAGATATCCCTGCGCTGTCTATACCCGCAGGATCAATTGGCAAAGCAGACGTATAGTCACTTGATGACATTGTAACATTTGGGCTTTTAACCATAGTGGTTTTAACCCAAACTTTAGTTCCCACTCCGTTATAAGGAACTGTTCTTGCGCTGCCTGCCACACTCATAGTCCAGCCCATAAAGTAAGCCCTAATCTCCTCAGCAGTAGGTACATACTCTTCTCCCCAACCAGTATCTGTATTAAACATACTTATACCGAGATATTGTGAACTCAAATTTCTCCAATTAACAGAGCTAAATCTATCAGCCGTTGTTGATGGAGAATCTGGTCTAATAGGAGTATCTGAGAATTTTATGATTTGCGGAAGAATATTAGGATTTCGATCAGCAGGAGCACCTTTTACCACAGATATATTTTTTCCACCAGCATAGCTTGTATAGAATGAGAAGTTAAAGGAACCATCTATAATATAACTTTTCCACTTTAACAGCTTATAATATATGTCGTCTCGCTCAAATAGTAAATCTGCATCACTGCCATCTTGAGGATTTGCATATAATTTTGTTTGAAAAGCAACCATAGATTTTTGCTGAGGCTGAAATGGCATCGGAGTTGCTCCTATAGTAAGTATGGGCTGCTTGAAATAATAATCTCCTGCACCTAGCTGATGATTACTGAAACAAATTGCTACAATTGAATTATCACCGGTGTTAAATGTATGTGATTGGTTATTTGAATAGTATGAAATAACCGTTTTTAAGTCTTTTTGGTATACTCCTAGGTAACCATTGTGCTCTACATTTAAAGCATAGTTCGAATGGGGCAGAACATTAACTAAGCAATAGTTGAACTGAAAAGTTTCGCCTGCTTCAACCACCAATTCGTATGGCCCTTCTAGCTTTTTATTTATGAGATTAGCATTTAGGTTCCACTCATAGAAAGGCGGCAGCAAATTCCCCGACGTATTAATTACATAAGGATTTTCCACTCCAATGATGCCTGTAGGAACAAATGGATATCTCTCAGAGATTTGCTCAGGTGACATGCCATCAATGGCTATAGACTCCTCACTAGATAATTCATAGACACAAACCGAGTCATAAGATATAAATCCTTGTAGGTTGTTAACTTCAAAAAAGCAGCCTACTCCTGACTCTGTACCGTCAGCAATAAATTTAAGATAGCTGTACGTGTAAGAAGTACTACGCTGGGTTGTAGGGGCAGATACATTTCCTGTTGCTTTGCGAATAGCAACTCTACCACCCATTTTTGTATTATTTGTTTTTACATATACAGAAGCAAGGTACGTCCTTCCTTCTACTAGTGAGATAGGTGCATATTTGGCAAAAGAGCTACCCATGTCAGGCGTATCCCAAGTAGCCCGAATACCACGAGTTCCCGAATGTGCGTCATCCACTGTTGTTGTAAAAAATGTAGGTGTAGCAGAGCCAGAGAACTGAGAGTATAGTGTCTCATTCTCACAATCCCCTGCTACCCCCAACAAATTCACCAACGTCCGTCCCCGGATCTCGCCCAGCTTGAAGCGGGCGTCCTTTTCAGCGTGGACGACCTGGAGGCCGGGCTGGAGGGTGAGGGGAGTGTTGGCTTCGTGGTCGAAGCGGGTGGATATTTCGGTGCGTAGTCCGTTGAGTTCTTCCCCGATTCCATTGAGGTCCTCCGGGATGACGGTATCTGTAAATCTCCAATCGGTTTTGGCCATCAGTTGTTGACCTCCTTGATTTGTAACGTTTGTAGCATGAGCGTGTCCGATGGCACGGGTAAGTTTACCGTGTGGATAGACAGTGTGGCATCGGTCTCATCCCGTAGCTCGATTTGCGTGATGATCGGCAGCTCGTTCGCCGGGATCAGATATTGCAAGACCACGGTGGAGTCGTTAACGACACTCTGCTGAAATTCTGTAATTTCATAGCTGCCATTCAATACGACCTTCGCCAGCCGCGAATGGACGTACTGGGCAATTTCTTGTTTAAAAGTGGCGGTTATCATATCACGCGCACCTCCGTTCCGAGTGTGGCAAACGGCTTCTCCCCGAGTTGCCATGAACCATCCAGCTTATAGTTCCAGGTCACGGACCTGCTGGCGACATGCTCTTCCAGACCGATGCGGTCATGGAGCGCCGTGTTTTGCTGATAGACCATGTTCGCCGGCTTCACCGTTTGCAGCGTATATTGAACTTCTTTGAAGACATTGGCATTCTCAATGCTCGTCGTGACATACAACATGAACCGATCCGGGTCCACCGACACAATGGTCATGCCCGGCCCAACCAGACGGTCAAGTTGTTCTTGCAGCCAGCGCACGGTAAAAGGCGGCTTCGTCCGGTAGCGGTTCAGAATTCGCTGCTTACGGAACTCCAATGTCTCCACGGCAGGATCGGCTTGAATACCCAGCATACGCTCCCGGCGTTTGATCGCCTGAAGCCCGGCCGTCTCTACAAACTGATCGGCAAATAGCTGCTCCACCGCTCCCTCCAATTGATCCAGCTCCAAATCCTCGGTGCGGGCCAACTGGATAAAATCCAGCACCTCCCCGTAATAGTCAGGAAGATAGGGTAAAATGCGTTCAGGCATGAACAATCACCGTCCCCACACGCGGAATCTCCTCAGCCGCCAGCGTGAGATTGCTCGCTACCCCGTTCAGCCTTGTCTCCGTCACATCAATGACGCCGGGGACCTGCAACATGGCAGCCTCAATCAAGGCCACCCGTACAATAATTTGCTCCGTGTCGGCCCAGGTTTGCCGTAATCCCAGCAGATAAGCCGTCACCGCTTCCTCAATCGGGGCCTGCACTTGACCGGAGGTCGTCTCTGGAGCGAGCGTAACCGTCGTTGCCACATCTACGGTAACCCCAGCTACACCAGTCACCGTAACGGTGTGCCCAATCGGGGCTGTACCATAACCCTTGCCCTGGTTCATTGTAGGGTCTATGGCCGTTTGCAATTCGGCGAGAAATGCTTCAGATGGCTCACTCCAATCAGAAGTGATGACCGTACACTTGACGGTCCCGCCGCCGTTCCAGACCGGGAACACCTTGGTGGCTCCCACACCCTCCAGCTTATTCAGGGTCTGTTCATAATCCGCCACATTTCCGCCAAAGGCAGGCTCATTAACGGTCTCGTAATAACGCAGTCTCAAGGCCTCATCGGTCTCTTGATCTTCACCGGGAATAACCACATCCGCTAGCTCTGCGCGAACCAAGCCAGGTACATAATCAATGGGCAGCAAAGCCCCATACTGTTGATTGCCGACGGCTCCCGGTGTTTCACATTCAAGCACCCATTCCCCGATCGTGATTCGTGATATGGCAGTATAGTCCAGATCATTCAGCGAAAACCGACTGCCCGGGAGAATATCGATTGGGGCCTCTTGGGCTCCATAGAAGCGTCCTCTCCGGCGAGCCTTCGTGGCTTGCTGCCGGTCTACGCCAAATTCGGCGGTACGACGCGATAAATAATCCCCACTAGCGGTATCCGCAAAGGACAAGCCAAAGCTAAGATCCAGCTCAATATACATCTGAGCCAGTTCGGCCGCCGCCGGGGCTAGCCCATCATAGATGATGCTGCCCTCCCGCTTGTCAATCGTATCCGGCACCCGGGATAGCATCCGGGAGAGAATGGCTTCGTAAGTCTCATGCTCATACATTCATATTCACCTCCATGCGGAAATCCCCATACACGGACAGCACCGTGAAGCTGACCTCCGCCTCATCTCCTTGCATTTCAATCCGGAAATCTGTGATATCCGAGATCCGTTCATCAGCCAGCAGCGCCTCGCGAGTCCGGCGTCCTAACTCCAAACGTACAAAGTCAGGATTGCCTCCAAGCAATCCTGCTCGCTCAAAGCCGTAGTCTCCTGAGTAGATCAAATGGGCAAAACGCTCGGTATGCAATATTTTATAAACCGCCTGCCTTACCGCATCCAGTCCGTCCGCCATTCCCGCCATACGGCCTTGCCTCACATCCAGCTTGTAGGTACGGCTTGGTTGCTCCACCGGGACGGTGTCCGGCATCAAGCTTCCTCCTTGTGGGATCATCACCTCACCACCTTGTCCCATACGACGTATTTTTGACCGCCTTGCATGCGTAGCAGCAATACGCTGTCCCCGGCCTGCAAGCCCTCGCGAATAACAACTTTATCGACCAGCGACTCCTGGGTATCCTCCGCACTGGTCCTGTGCCTGTGCTTCAGGTCCAATTCATAGCGGGTCATTTGCTGCGTAACGACCAAAAAATCCTGATCGATGGTAAAACGTTGATCGACCAGGATTTCCAGCGGAGCCGTATTCATCACTTTACCGAACAGCACAGACACCGGGCTGGACGCATCGACCGCCCCGGCGCCGAGCTGACGGATTTTGTTCGCCAACCCCATTAAATCACCTTCAAATCTATAGAAGTGGTATATTCGCCCCCACGAAATTGGTGAGAGCACTCGTCAATCAAGAAGTCCTGGTTCATCCCCAGAGCACTGATGTTCACCGCAACCAGACAACCTGCACGAAGCTGCGGCTGACCAAGCACATCCAGCTTAAGTCGCCGCGTCTCGCGGTTTTTCAGCTTTTGGAGCATGTCCAGCAACTTGTTAATTTGAGCCGCATTCTGGTTATCGTCCACCTTATCGTAATAAATGAGCTTGCCCCATTTGGCGATATTGGCTTCATCCTTGGCGGCATACACATTACGATGCCCGGTCTCCTGGTTGTCCTGCACCAATTTGAAGTAGTTATACGTGTCGCTGTCGATGCTATGCTCATAAGAGTAGCTGTACAGCAGGCTTTGATCACCAAGCTGCAAATTCAGCTTCATCTCTTTGGCACAATCCCGTACGGCCAGTGCTCCGAACTCATCGTAAAGGGTGTAGATGATACCGGTATTAATAACCGTTTTGTCAAAAGCTTCTGACAGGATATCCAGCAGCTTCTTTCCATCGCCCATCAGCGTTGGAATAACATATTTCGTATCGGCAACATGTCCCCATTTCAGGCCGACATCATCGGTAATTCGTTTCACGGCGGCCGCAGCGGTGATATTCTTGAACACATAAGTATCTTTAGCGTTCAAGTAACGCATTTGGTCATAACACTTGATCGAAATCTCCTCACCCTGCCCGCGATTGATGGAAAATACATAGCCATAAAACAACGGAACCTCATCCCACTTCACGCGGACGATGTTGCCGTTAGCCACGGTAATCTGCGGCGAGGCAATCATGCGGAAGTCGAGACTTCCGGGTTGAATCACCCGCGTGGTTTTCCAGGTTGCTTCTGAGACCAATTCGGAAATATCCCAGACCGTGCCCAGCGTATCATCCAGTAAAACTTGCAGCAAACGACTCACCTCTTCTCATGGCAGCTTCAACACCTTGCCGACAGGCAGCCGGGTCAGTTCACTGTCCTGAATGCCGTTGAGCTTCTGTATTTCCTTGTAGCGGGTACCACTACCCAGCACCTTCTGCGCCACCTTCCACAGGCTGTCACCGGATACCAGCGTATAGGTTTTGGGCTGTACTCTGGTGTCGGGACGTGTTGGAGCATTTGTTGCTGCTGCCGGAGCAGCCGCAGTTGCCGCTCCCCCTGACTGTTCCACCGGCGTTTTCTTTGCGGCATAAAAGCGGTATTCCTTCAACTTTAAGGTATAGCTGATATCGCCAACGGCACCGCCCGATTCCGAATACGTAAAGCTCTCAATGCTCACGGGTAAATCAAGATTGAGCGTGGACCCGCTAAAGGTCAGTCGAATCGGCTTCTGGTAAGACAGCCAGTTCTCCAATGTGTGGTAATATTTGCTCGGCTCCAGAAAAGGAACTCGCTCCTGCCCGCTCACATACAGAGGATGGGCCGGGAAAATACCAGAGAATGAAATATCGAGCAGTTTATGTCCTGTCAACACCTGAACCTCGCCAAGCTGGGAGATATCGTAGCTTTTGCTGTTGCCACTTTGGTTCACTTCAATCTTCTCAGGGAGCACCGGTAGAAAAATTCTCTCTGCTCCATTGTTATAGGACAGCATTAATGTATAGCTCATGCATACACCCCCGCTGCGCTGGTGGCGATCTCTTCTTCCAATACCTGTTCGATCTGCGTCACGATGGTGTGAATATCAACTTCCTTGGAGACCGGCCCTGTGTTAACCGTCACCGTTGGTGTCAGCGTCGTAAAGTTCTGGATCGCGGTTACCTCCGCCAGTTCACGCATCATTTTGAGGTCTTCCGAAGAAATATCCACCGTCTCATTAATGCGGTCCACACTGCCGACATTACCCACACTGCCAATTTGGGAAATATTCATATTTGGCTGAGTTCCTAGCTGAGCCGTGCCCCCGGTACCCGGGCTGCCTGGCAGCATCCCGCCCAGCGTATTGCCGAGGCCGGATTTTGCTGAATCAAGAAAATCCGTTCCTTTACTCACGAGGTTCTTCCCAGCCTGGTTGCCTTGATTAAAAGCTCCTAGTATATCCTTGGTCTCCATTCTTCCCAGTTGAGTCGGATCACCTGGAGCCTCCGGAGCCACCATACTGTCCAGCTTAACTCTGAGCTTATCACTCAACACGTGCATGTCGGGTTTATTAAGTAATGGAATGGCTGAAATATCAGCACCAGTCAGTTTATTGAACCCTTCAATAAGTAAATTAATGCCGCCAAGGGCTCCATTTACCGCGTCCAGAATGATACTTACAAATCCGCTGGCAAAGTCCTCAGTGGCAAGGAGCATTTTATACATATGTTCGCCAAAGAACAGTCCCATATCAAAGATAAACTTCCTAATGTTGTACACCGAATTATGGAAGGTGTTGATTAGAAATTCGGCAAGGGCAATCCATAAATTGATGGAGATAGCAACGTAGTTATAAATAGCAGCATATAAGCCATAAAATAAACCCACAACAAAGCCAACGATAGACTCCACAGACACTCCAAACTTGATAAGAGCCCCAATAATGAGCGCAATAGCAGCCACTACCAGCAGAATAGGCCAATTCACAGCCAACCAAGCAATACCCTGTGCGACCACCGGAGCCACCATGGCCCATAGCATGACGCCCAATGCGGCTAGTGCCACTCCCATTCCAAGGAGTATCATGTTCACAGAGGAGCCACCTGTAGTTAGCGAGCCTACAAAGGAGGCAACCCCTGCCATGACTTCACCCAACAGGAAGCCTACAAAGCCAAAGGCTGCGCCTACTCCACTGATGAACTGATTGAACGCTTCGCTGTTCAGCATACTCAACAGTGCGTCTATTGCAGGAGTGAGCGCATTCATCCCTTGTTGACCTAATGAGGCTAATTGAAAATTAAAGCCATCCACTACGCTCTTCCATTTCACGGCTGGTGAATCTAACATCGTATCAAACGCGGCCTGCGTAATTCCCTGCTTGTTCAGCAACGTATCCATCGCCGCAATCATGCCGTTAATATCTCCCGCGTTGGATGCGGTGGTTAATGCGGATTGATCCCCTGCCTCAACTTTGTAATCCTCTCCCAGGGACTTGCTATCGCCTGTCATTAGCTTGGATAGCGCATCAGTTGCCCCTTTTAATCCCATATCCGGGTTCATTTGCGACATACGCATTGCCAGCATATTCAGTTGTTCCAACTGGGCTGGATCGGTGGTGCTTGCCATCAACCCCTGTGTTCCTGCCAAAGCCGTCTTCACATCCTGACCGTATTTCAGAGCCTGCGAGGCCGTTTGGTCAAAGATGGCCTGCCCTGCCCCCTTGCTTCCGGCTCGAAGGGACATTTGGTCCAGGACGGATTGTTGATCCGCCCCATCCTGAAGCATACCTCCCAGAAGTGCACTGCCCGCCTTTGCTATTTTCCCAAGTGCCGGACCATTAAAGATACCCATGAATGCATTCGCCTTCTTGGCGGAATCGTCCATGGTCTTATTCAGCTTGGTCTGAGCTTGATTGATGTTATTAACTTGTTGAAACACAATCATCGAATTAGCAATAGCCACATTCTGTTGTTGAATATAGGTTTGAAAAAGCGTATTTTGTTGAAGCATCAAATTTGCACTCGCCAAGGTTTCACCTTCTTTCCTGGCAGGAAATTCACTTTCTCTTCGCTGCTTTCTTCTCCGTCTTAATGATCTCCTGGATCATCGCGACCAAGGCCGCCTTCTGCCTGATGCCCAGGGCAGCGAATTCCCATGGCATCAGGTTGAAACGGTTTAAGGCAAAGAGGGCGCAGGTCGTCTCGCCATCGCCCTCGTCGATTAGTTTTTTACCTCGTCCGCCAGCTCATTAATGCTCTTGTCAAAGCCGTTAATCTGTTGCACCTTCTGCACCAGCGTAGCGTACTCACCCGGCAGCAGCATCTTGCGCAGACATTGGTCCGCACCCATCACCTGATAGGATTGTTGAAGCTCCGCGTTCTTCAAATCCGGGAACACGACGCTTGCGACCGCCAGCTTGGCCAAATACTCATCCGTATTCGTCTCGTAGCTGACCACACCCTTATCCTTCACCTTGCGCTGGCAGGATTTGCGAATGGTCTCGTTCTCCTCTTCCGTCATGCTGCGGAGCTGCCAAGGCACGGCAGCTCCATTCTCATCTTTGAAACGATCGGAAACGACAACTTCCTCCACCTGTCCGGCGGCGGCATTTTGGGCAAAAAAAGCAGTTAAAGCACTCATTCGTGAATCTCCTCCTAAATGGGTTTAGTTGCTTGGCTGAACAGTGCCAAACGATTCGATAATGTCATAGTCTTCAAAGGTAAACGGAATTTCCTCGTCCAGCATGTCGTCAGCAGTCGCATCGAATTTAGCCGCGATAATGCTGTCGATATTGCAGCCCCGCAGGAACACCGTCTGCTTGCCCGCGCCGCTCCCCGGCTGCTCATTGGTAATCATCAGATCGAACCAGAAGTCCGTCCCGTTCTTGACATAATCCTGCATCAGATTGCGGAAGAAGGAGGAGACATAATAAATCGTCAACGTCCCTGTACCCTTCCAGCCAGCAGAACGTTGCGGTGTGCTGGTTCTGCCCAGCGTAGGCACGTCTACCTTGGTCTTCTCAATCGTCGATTCCAGTGTTTTGGCATAAAACAATTCTTCCGTACGTCCATCCATTTTGATAAAAGCTTTGGCTTGCTTGCCACTTACTGCATCCTTCACATTAAAAAAAGAGCCTGCCATGATTTCGTCCTCCTTAGTTGACCGTCACGGTCATGTAGATTTTTTCGATGCTGTCCACCGGCTGTACATTCAGGTTGATCACGACGGCATCGCCTTCGTTGCCTGGAAGCACTTCAAGGTCGCTCTCCGCATCAAAATTCTGAATCGCACCGATGCCCTGCAAGCTGCCCAGGTAGCTCAGCACCTCGCCCTTCAGCAAATTGCGGCCATCCGCATTGTTGCCGATCTTGCCGAGGTAGCTCGAAGCAAAGGTTCGTTGCAGATCACGGGCAATCGTATCCAGCACCCGTACCACGCGGTTTTTGCTGAAATGCTTGGCTTTTTCCGGCGTAAAAGTGGTCAATGTATTGATATCCTGCTGAATTTGCACTTGGCCGTTCGAGGCGGTAAGCACCAGCTCCCCGTTTTGCAGTGCCTGGATCATCTCGCTATAAGTCAATTTAGGCGATACGTCCGCTGCATTCGGGATCTCCGTATAAGTAAGGGATTCGTTGACATTGGCGGCTGCCTCCATGGCAGTAATTTCCCATAGCAGATAAATAGGCTCCACGGTCAAGCCGTCTGTCGTAATAATGCTGTTCTTCAAGCTGATAATTCCTTCGTAATTGGCTTGAGAATGGTTATAAAGTACGGTAACGATTTTCTTGCCCTCCTGCTCACGCAGGCGCTTCGTATAAGCTACAGCCAGTTGCTTGATCGCCGCATCATCTGTGGGTACGCCCAGCACATCGAACTCTTCAGCTTCCAAAGCTGCCAGCGCTGCGGTCCAATCGCCATTGCTTACCGGACCATCCACACCGCCCGTAAGCGCCGTTCCGGCTGTCTCCGTCAACTCCCCGCTGCCCGTAAAGGTAACGAAGTCGTGGTTCACCAGTTCTTCAATGGAGCCTACGATTTGCGTATCTACTTCTTCGCCTTCCAGCAAAGTACGGACCTCATAGTGATCCGGCTCGTCGACGCTAGCTTGTACAATAATCTGCAGGTCGTTACCACGTGTACCGCCGTAGTTGGCCGTAGCTGTCAGTTCACCTACTGTGGCCTGGGCCTGTTCAGCTCCCTTGGCTCCAAGCCGGTAAATGAGCACTTGGCTGGCATGAGCCATGGCCGCTGCGATATGACGGATTCTGGCATCGGCTGCCCCGAAGCCCAGCAGCTTCTCTGCATTTTGCAGGAAAGCTTCCGCCTCCAATTTGATAACTCCCTCAGGGCCCCAAGGCAATGGTGCCGGAAAAGCAGCCACCCCTCGTTCCCCCACTGTACCCACTGCACGGGCTGCTGATTTGAAGTTGATATACGTCCCTGGGGATACTTTATTTTGCGTTGTCCATGTGCCGTTAGCCATGTTCCTTCACTCCTCTTTGAATAAATGATTGCACGGCTTGCTCTGCTTGAGCCGCCGTATAAATTCCCTCATCCGTCAGCGCGACATGCAGAATATCCTTCTCCACACCGCTGAAACGGTTAGCTGCCAGCAGTTGTGCTTTGGAGAAAGTCCGCTGCACAGGCTGGGCTACCTTTTTCTTCTTAAACACCATCTTTAAGCTCTCCCTCCTGCCGGAGCGTTCCCATCTTGATCTCTTCGCTGGCCTGCGACCAGACGATTTGGGTAAATGTCAGTTGCAGGTGTAGTACCCCATCTTCCTGCCACTGTGCGGCCAAAGCGCTACCCGGCATCAGACCATCGCCCATGCCAAAGTCAGCAAGCAGCTCATAAAGGCGCTCCGCCATGTCATAGGTAGACAACCGGCTATCCGCTCCATCTGGAACGAATTGCACTTCAAGCGAATGAGTACGCTTGTACCTTCGATGAAGTTCTCGGCTCTGCTCCGACTTCGCCAGTTGTACGAGTAGATAGGGCCCTTCGGTGTCCCCAGGCTGCTTCTCCGTATGCACGGGAACCTCCGGAATACCGGTAGTGAGCACATGAGCCAGGCTCTGTACAACGTCATTCAAAGTCAT